ACGCCTTTTTATAAAATAACTTTTTTAAATATCTAGCCAAATAACTAATCGGCTGAATGATGTGAGATAATGTTTTTGAATTGTTGAAGTCATTTGAATTCTGGATTAGAATTAGAACTATGTTTTCATATAGTTTATTTTCTGGAATTAATTTACAATTCCAGCTTTGAATTTCTCAAATTCTAACAAATGTTTCAAGGTCCAGCTAAATTCCCTAAGAGATTTTATAGTATCTTCGGCTCTAGAAGCTATCAACCTCACTATATTCATTTTTCTTGTAATATTTATAACTTCAAGGTCTCTCTCTATGAATACCTTTATTTCGGTGTGACTAAGCGCGTGGTCAAATTGATGTTTGTAATACAAATATTTAGCTTGCCACATTTCTGCCTTTTGAGCATCATATTCATCTAATTTAGCCTGCATCGAGTAAAATAAATTTTGATAATGAGATATTATTAAGGGAAGTTCAAGGAGTTTTTTATCTAAAATAGTTAAGTCATAAACGACAAAGTCGTTATATTTCTTAAATAATTTCTCCATTTGTTGATCTATTGTGTCTGTCATATTCTTCTCTTTTTTGTTTTAAGGTATTTAACAAATTTTTAAATTCAATGGCGTTATATTGAGTTTGCATTTGTTGTCCACGGCTTTTAAGAAATTTAAAAAAGCCCCGTCCAATAGTTTTATGTTCATTCGTCATCCAAATCAAATTTACCCAAGGATTATTGCAATAAAATTTTCCTTTGTGTTTAAAGATAGCATCTGGATTTGTTTTAATTGCGACGAATTGGTTTTCAATAGCTTTTACCATTTCAAACTGCCATGATTCCGTAGCTAAATTTTTATAAAGATTTAATTTCTCGTCATTTGATTTTGTTAAAATATAAGTACGATAATCTAAAGGTTTCGATTTAGCTGGTTTAACATGAACTGTCTCGTACATTCTAGATAATCGGTCTGCAATTGCATTTTGTTTTCGAGGAACCCAAGACAAATTATCACAATATTTTGGATATTTGGTAGCTATGTAATCATAAGCGGGCATACAATCGGTTAATACTTTTGAGTTTTTATATCTTAACGCCAATAAACATGCAATTGTTTCTGCTCTTACACTTGTTCTTGCTTTAATTGGCATAGACAACAAATGATTTTTTGATTCTACATAAAACCCAGCATGTGAATTAGTAGTGCTCCAAGATGCATCTACGAAAATTGTCATATTATTCCTTCTTTCTATTCTTATTAAATTATAACACATTATTGCTTAAAATTAACTTTTTTGTACATTTTAATTTTATAATATATAAGAATCATATCACCAACTATCAATAATAAAATTGAATAAAAGATAGCGATGTCTTGAGGAAACATCCAAAAAATTAAGGTGCTTGCGGATAATCCAGCCAAAATATAAAATTTTGAATAATCTTTTTTAACGATAACATGCATTGAATTTTGAAAAATAGCGCTCTCTGCTCTTATTAAGTATTCTTTAAATATATCGAAGATTTTAATCAATACTGCATAATACATTATATTATCTGAGAATAAAAATATTGTGGTTGCTGATATTGTTATAAATGATAAAAATAACTCAAATTTCATATAAGAGATAGAATTTAATATTCTATCATAATAATGTGATAACAATATCATAGATAATGTAATTAAAACAAAGAAAGCACTCATGAAATGTCCCGGTATCAATCCCAAACCAATAGTGAATGGAGTCATGAGCACTCCATAATTCCAATGAGCTACCTTATAGAAGGATAAAAAATCCTTCTCAATTACTTTCATTTAATGACCTTCTACAATCTTAAAATCTTTAGGTTTTCTTATAAATCTCATGTATTTATCTGGAGTTTGTGAAATAATTCCTAATGCCAATTCTCTAATACCATAATATGCTGAGCCAGAATCTCTAAGTTCTACAAAATGTTTTAGAGCTCTAATATTGAATGTAAGCACACATTTTGTAGTCCAAGTTTCTGGAAGACAACGTTTAACACGGTCATTTTGTTTTTTCTTTTTAGATCCAGTCAATCCTTTTACTAAAGGCTCTTCCAAGTGATACAATTCCAATTTACTCATTAAAGTATCAGTCTCAATATCAATCCATGCATCATTTGACACTATGATATTTTCGGCTACTATTTGTCTTATTAATTCATAAGAAGCTCTAATTTCATTAGTCATAGCCAATTTATTAGAATTTTCTAATAGCTCAAAATGATTTGTAACCGCATTTACCAATTTTTCAATTGTATATCGAGTTGATTTAACACTGATAGCCATTCCTATACGATGTCTAGCAACTTCTTGCAAAACTTCACGAGACAAATCTTCTACAAAAAATGATAAAGTAGTATGCTCCAAAATTGATTCATGCTGAAAAGCCCAAGTCAATTTATCTAAAACCTCACTTCCCTCTATATCTTCAACTTGCATAGCAGTCAATCCAGATCCATCTTCAGAAAAACTTTTGATGTTTTTATTCTCTGACAATGAAAAAGAATCATAACAAACTCTGGCTGCAATTTCTGATACAAATAATGGAGATGCTTGAAGCAATGTAACTTTAGGTTTTTTATAATCCATTTTATTCCTTTATTTTTAAATAATTTTCATGAGACATATAATATTGAATTGTATATCTATTCCAAAACCATGATTTAATAGGGTTTTTCCAATTAACCCTACATAATTGAAATACTTTAACTTCACCGTAATGACCATCTCCGGTATATTGTTCTCCAGTATTGTAATCATACAAGATAGCATCTCGGGTTATCCCCTCAGATACAGTTCGTTTTTTGAATAAAAACCAAGAACCTAAAAAATCCAAACACAACACCTTATCATTTTTCTTAGTGAATGTATGCATTTCTAGTTTTGTTATGTTAAAATAAATCTTCATAAATTATGCCTTAATTAATAATATATTGTTAATTATAAGCTATTTTTAATGTTAATAACAATATTTTATGTATTTACACTTATTCCCATTCTGAAAAATCATTTATCTTATAAGCGCTCCAATTCAAAGGTTTAAGCATAATATCCATAGGGCTTAAGAAAAACTTATTAAACATTTCATCTTTATCGATATACTGATACAATCCAGAATCTTCTAAAAATTTTGGATCTTTATAACCAATTACATTTTGATTAAATGCTGGATTAGGAACTTTTAAAAAAACGTACTTTATTTTATCTGAAGACGTAATATATTCATAATCTTTTTGTAATTCCAATTTATCCATTAATGCATTGTGAACCAATCCTGCTCTTGAGTTTATAGGAATACTCTTGGCTGTGTTTAACTCATAATTAAGGTTACTAACACCAGTGATACGTGAAATCATATCTATTGATTGATTGGAAAATTCATGCTTTACATCTAAAATATATTCTTGAACTTCGGACTCTTCTTTATCCAAAATAATTTCTACACTTTCTTTAAGTTTCTTTCTACAATATGTCGGTGTGTTTGATCTAACGATTTCTAGACCCATAACTTTAAGTTTAGGTTCTTTTAATCTTACACCCTCTGTATCCAAAACTCTACAAGCATATTTTTTCTTAGCTACCCAAAAACCAGAATCTGCAATAATTTCTCGATCCTCCGCTTGTGCTTCAGGTTCATATGCATTAACTAATGTTGAAACTTCACTCAAAGCATTGTCTATAACTTTTTGCAATTCATTAGAACAAAAATCATTACACCAATCTGTTATTTTAGATTTATCATTTTCTTTAAGCAATTCAACTGGAATAGCGTGTTTTAATGTTATGTAACACGAGTCAGTATCTCCATAAATCATTGCTGGTTTTCCAGTGTATTCTTTCATATATTCTTCAATTTTAAGAGAACAAAATTGATTAATCATTCTACCGTTTGCAGTAATAGCTTCAGCAAGTCCTTGATTGAACAACATAAAGTGTTTATTTGCCATGGCTCCATAAAGACTGTTCATCAAGATTTTTAGAGCCATTTGTTCTGTGTCATAAAAAGAAACTAATCTTTCTTGTTCAGTAATTTCATCATACTTTCCGAACTCTTTAAAATCTTGAATGTTTTTTTGATGAACAAACATTTTTTTCTTAGCTTCTTTTCTTCCGCCATAAATTTGTTTAATCAATTCAGGAATAATTCCCAATTTGTGTTTTCTAAAAAACACACCATTAACTCCACAAGATACATCATTTTTAGCTAAAGCTTTTGCTGCTTTATGTAATATATCTGCTTTAGTTGTATATAAGTTAATGAACCGTTCATTTTTAGACCATGGGTCATTTTCTAAACCATCTCCTGGATCTTCCAAGTAATAAATTTTTTCTTTCAATAAACGTAAATCTGTAGTTAGCTCTTCATCTCTTAAAATTGTTTCAGGGCTCATGTTATTCCATCTCATTGTACTTGGATACAAAGAAGAGAAGTCAAAAGAAACAATCCATTCATGTTTACCTTTTTTAGGATTAGCTACCCAACCTCCGGCAATACCTGTATAATCTGATTCATTTTTGTTAGGCATAATCAAACCACGGTCATATCCAATGTTAGTTAAATATGTAGCCCAAGGTTTAACTGTCCCTAAAGCATCATCAACATTAACACCCATTTTATATGCAATCATTCTAGTAAGTTCTACTAAGTTCAATTTTTTATCCAATTGATCTAAAAGAACAACGTCTTGAATACCGTATTCTACAAACTTATCCCAATCTCCATGCATAAAATCTGAAATGTTTTTAAAATTGCCGTAATCTACTTTACCCACACCCAATTCAACTTGAGTTACATTTTCCAATGAATATGATATTTGAGTGATGTATGTGAACTTTTTATAAAGTTCCATCATATCTAAAAGATATATTCCATCCCAATTTGTACTATATTCTTTTTCATTAGTTACTTTATTGATACTAACTCTGGTAGATGCATTATTAACTAGACTCAAATTGCCTTCATGCAATCCTATCTTTTTCGCTCTATTAGTGATATAAGGAAAGTCGAAATTATTTCCATTCCAAGCAGTAATAATACATGGTTTTAAATTGTGTATCATTTGAAAAAAAGCATTGAATAAAGCTTCTTCTGTATTAAATGATCTAAACACTAAATTTTTATGTTTAGCCATCAATTCATTTTTCTTCTCTGGAGAAATATTTTTATCAGCTAATATTATGATTTTATTCAAAAAGTTATCATAAATCTGAAACATGCTTATAGCTGAAGGTGTTTCATCTGGATATGGAAATCCTTGATTTGGTAGAACTCTAGTTTCAATGTCAAAGTACCAAATTCTAGATTTGAAATCTGTTTTGTTTTTATAATAATTATTTCGGATGTGTGAATACGGAGCTTGAATTTGTCCGTATGTTGTAGCGCCTATTTGTTCTTGAAATTTTAAAAAATCTTTATATTCTCTTTCATCATCAAAAGAATGTTTTTCTAAATTAATGGACTCATCTAAAAAATACTTCCAACCAGTTTCTCTATTTCCTTTTGATTTTGTGAAAATCTCAGGTTTATAATCAGCTTTTCTAATTATAGACTCTTTTGTGTCTGTGTCAAACAAACGCTCATAAAGCGTAAATTTAGACATAAAGACATTTTCATAATTGAGCATTGTACTCCTTTCTTATTCACTATATTATAACATATTTTTGCTTAGAGTTCTTTTAATAAATTTTGAAGATCTTCTCGATACATATCCTCTGGAGTTTTCTTTTCAATGTAATCATATTCAGCTTTTAATTTTTTAATTTCTTCTTTGAGTTTTTCAATAGTTTCCTCAGTCAGAGAATGAATTGGCATTCGTAACAAGTAATCATAACCATCTTGGTTATAATATTTTTGAGAATCAAAAAATGCAATAAGATCAGGTTTTTTGATATTTCTAATCTCAATAACTTCATCCACTACTGATTTTACAAATTTATATTTAGAGCCTTCAATCTTCATATCATTTAATAAATCACTAAGAGTTACACTTTTTCGTTTTACATAATAACTTAAACGAAAATTAACAAAATATTTTATAACATCTACTTCATTATCAAAATAAAGAAGCTCTCCATTTTCATCTAAAGTGTTAATGTTATCTGATATTGTTTCCTCGAGTCCTAAAACTGAAGTTAGTTTATTTTTTTCAATAAGCTTTGCAAGATTTTCTTTAGTGAATTTAATGACGTAATGGATATTAGCTGAACATTTATCTTCATATGAAACAATAGTTTTATCTGCCACTAATGCATCTAACATTTTTTTATATTTTTCATATGTTATGCTAGGAGCTAATTCCGTTATTTTCACTGTAGTTGAATTTACAAGCTCATAAAGTCCTTTAGCTATCCATCTACGACCATTACCTTTTTCAGTCAAATCTAACTCAAATGTTCCAGAAAACTCTTCAATCTTTGGTTTTAATCGGCCAATTTCTTTTCCATCTAAAACATCAATACATGCCTGAGTAACTTCTTTAGGGTCTCGATTGCTTATGCTAGTGGCAAACCCCACGGCAATACCTTTGGTTCCATTAAGCAATACCATAGGAATAATAGGCAAGAAATATTTTGGTTCAATATAATCATCATCTTCTTTCTTGATAGTCAAAAGATTTTTGTCTTTGAACAATTTACTAAAATTTTGATTTAATTTTACTCCAATATATCGGGGAGCCCCAGCTTCTGTAGAACGCAAAGAACCAAATTGTCCTTCTCTATCGAATAATGGTAGATTGTTTTTAAATGTTTGAGCCATACCAACGATAGCGTCTTGTAACGAAGCGTCACCGTGATGATATTTAAAATCCGCAGCTGTAGAACCTGCTAATTGGAAAATTTTCTTGGTTTTTTCACCAGGAACACCCTTCCATAATTTAATAGAACAGGCTAATATTTTTCTTTGTACAGGTTTCAATCCATCAATAACTGATGGTATCGCCCTATTTTCAATTGTGTATAAGGCATAGTCTTTATAATCGGTATTCAAAAAATCGTTTATTAACAAATTAATCCTTTAATATTTTGTATATTATATCATAATTTTAATTAAAATATGTTTAATTTACCAAGTATTAATTTTTGGTGTGTATTCTTTAATCTTCGCTAAAATCTCATCGGTTATTTTAGAAAGATTAACTGGCTTCCCAGGCTCTTTAATTACAACGTAGTTAAACCCTTTAACGAACATTCCACCATTCTTAGATTTTTCAACATCAGTGTCTTCACCTCTTTTGTTGAATGCAAGAACTATAGAGCCATCCATATATGATTTGAGTTTATCCCCCATATCTATGATTTTCTTCATAGTTAGTGCTACACCTTCGTGTGTATCTAAAAGAATATCATCAGATACTACTCTATCTCTTTCTTTATTTTGAATTGCAGCTAATTTTACATCATTTACTACCCATACAATGTGAATTTTACTTTTGTCATAACCCAATCTAGATAAATCTGTAGTTAGATTGTTGAGTTTAGTTATATCTTTCAATGTAACATCAAAAATAATATTGGGTTTTCTTTCTGGATCAGATGCTAAAATGCTCATATATGTAGTTAATTTACGTTTGTCCAAAACTTTCATATTAACCATTAATGAATGAAGAGTGCTTACATTATCTGGGTTTTTTAAATTGAACGAGGATAAATCTAAACCATATTCTGTCTTAGCTCGTTGTTTTATTAACTGGGATTTAAGAGCTAATTCTTTTATAGCATCTACATCGCAATTAATTCCTTCAATAGCTAAAAGCTTATTTTTGACAAATCCTTTTCCAGAAGCAGCTCCACCTGCTAATATTACTACATTCCCAAATAAAGGATATGGCTGTTTACCTAAAGTTATAAGAACTTCATTTAAACCTAAAACAAAATCTTTAAAGATATTCATATTAACTCACTTAATATACATATTCAGTTCGTACTTATTTTTCATTCCGTAAATTTGAATATGTAAATATTTTTTCGTGGGCTCGCCATTTTTAAACAATTGTAAGTGAAATTTATTAGTTTTACCCTCTGAAGGTTTTTTAGGACCAGTAGTTATATCATTGAAAAAGTCATCTTCATTATAACTAAATCCATTTTTCTCAATAAATCTAACCACTTCGGAAATAGCGCTAGAGTAAGAATTATGATATATTTCATAATCACTTTCTATTAATTTTTTAAAGGTCATACGAGTCTCCACTTTTATTTTATTTATTTAGCGAGATCATCATATTTTAAAAACCGACCTAATTCGGCTTTCATTTCATCTGATAACTTATTCCAACGTTTATGAATTCGATTATATCTAGCAAATTTACCATTCTTTTTTGATAAATGCATATCTCGAATTAAGTAATGGTACCGAACCATATCTTTGGTCCAATCTGAAATTAACTTCCAATCTTTGATAATATACCAACTTAATTCTTCATGGTTTGTGAATGAATATGTTCCTCTGAGTTTATCTTTTTCATCTTGATATGCACTGAAAGGTTTTCCAATATCATGCAACAATGCAGGAACAATAAATTTGTAATCACCGTGTTTAATTGCATAGAAAGCAACCTTTATCGTGTGCAAAAACACTCCGTGTCTATGATGATGATTTTGTTTCCAAAATAACGTCTTCAAAAACACTGTTGAACAAATTTTATTCAGTTTCATTTGTAAACCTTTTCTTTTTATACAATAATTATATCATAAGTTTCTTAAAATGAATTTAATAATTGAAGCTTCATTGAATCATCAAAATTAAAATGAGCATTTATAGATTCTTCGGATAAATTACCTTGTTTGACATTATCTTTTTTGTTTTTTATATATTTTATATCAGATCCTGATATGCCACCAATAGAAATTTTTATTCCATCGCATTTTTTAAGATATCTAGACCCTCTAGAAAAACCTACATAAACTTCTGCATTTGGAATTTCTATATTAGGATTTGAAGAACTAATAACAGTAATGTCATTAGTTTTTAATAGGAGAGTTTGGAGAATTTGTTTGGTCATTTTTGCATTTTTTATCTGACCGTAATTTGGATTACCTTTGAAAAATACGACTTTCATAAATTATCCTTCTTGTTTATGTATAATTATAACAAGAAGAACATTAAAAACTAATTAAGAAATTCAGATTCCCAAAATTCCATTTCTTCATCCAAGTCAATTACAATCGATTCGCCGTCATGTTCATAAATCAATTCATTTTCTTCTAAGAAATCAACCAGCTCATTAAGATCTTCTTGATTTCCATACACATCTAAAGTGTTTTCACTAATTTTGGCATTCAATCCAAATGTATGTAAAAAATACTCACGAATTACTGATTTGTTATCATCCCAACACATTTTTAATTCCAACCTTTTGAATGTTTTTCTTTTCTTGAATATTTAGTTCTGTCACGAACTGAACGCTGTCTCATGTTAATTTCACGGCTTAAACTCAATTTGATGTTTTGGTCTCTCATTTTTTATCCTTCTTACTTTTGATACAATAATTATATCATATAATTCTTAAATTAAGCTTGATGATATATTATTATACAGAACTTTTCTGAGAAAAAATGGTTTGTCAATCATAGATAAATTATCCAGACCGGTCCCAACACCTTTTACATCGATAGAGCCGTAATCTAAAAAGCGTCCAATTATATTTTGATTTATATTAACGCTTTCAATTCGATTTAACGGAATTTCAAAAACATCTCTTTTTATCAAACCTCGTTTTACAATCAATCTCTGGTTTGTTATTGATATTTCGGTAAAATGTCTTTGAATAAACGCATCTACAAAAGCATAAATAGCTGCTATAAATGAAAACATCATTCCTAAATAAATTAATGCATTACTATAAATCAAACTCAAGGTAACTATAAGTAAAAATGTTAAACCCCATAACAAAGATTCTTCATATACAAAATAATGAACTCTTGAGTTATAAATTATAGACTCATTTTCAATGAGATTTTGATCTATGAATCTCATTGCTCAACCGTAGTTCTTGAAACCATATCACGAATATCTCGAATCAATGGTTGTAAATCAGAATAATCTTTGTCGCATTTCATTCCCATAATTGGAATGTTTTTTTCAACTCGAAACAAAGCATTTGAATACACATCTTTAGAGTTTTCAGTTTGTAGCAAGTTAAGATCATTTCGGATACTTTCTTCTAGTTTTTTGCATTGAAATTTTTTAACATTTTCTAGAGAATTCTCTACATTATTACCAAACCATCCAGCATTTAGAGTAACAGCTATGAACAACATAACAGTAATTTTTTTCATGTGTATCCTTCTTTTCTTTATATTTAATTATATCATCAAATATCTTAAGAATAGATTATTAATAATCATTAATACCATTATCTAAATCAAACAAAATATCTTCAGGCAATTCAATAAAGTTATCCTCTTCTATAGAAGATGCTTTTAATATATTAATTGATGATTTTATCTGAATTTTACTACTTTTGTCTTTTATGTAATCAATTATCCCATCATCTGTTATTTCATCCGGAATGTCATAATATTCTACATATCGAACTTCAGTTATGATTCTTCTCATTTTACTTTAATTCCTTTATTGCCGTAAATCATACTATAATCAGAATCTTCTGGTAAAAATACTTGCTCACAAATTACATTATTTTCCTTGAAAAAAGAATCCAAAATATGATCTTCATTATATTCATATTTAGTCAACCAATAAACCGCTTTAATTCCAACAGCTATAATATTTTTAGTACATTCTAAACAAGGCTTAGTAGTACAATACATAACCCCATCTTCAATTTTGATACCTTTTCTGGCTGCCCAATTAATTGCATTCATTTCTGCATGTATTTCATGAGTTTTTGACCATTCATGATGGTCAGCATGCCATATGTTATTCCATTTGACATTACAGTTTACATAACCTTTAGGAGTACCATTGTATCCTTCTGATACTATTCTATCTTCAACTACAATCAAAGCCCCAACATGTCTTGACATACATTTAGAATTTTTAGCAGTTTCTATAGCTTGTTTCATTCGTATATGGTGTTTATTTTGCATTTAAACCTTTCGATTCATAATGCTGTTTATATATGCTTGTTCTAACTCATTTATTGTCTGAACGCATTCGTAAAATTCATCTTTAGTAAGAGTTATCGTTTGATTATCATAAGATGTTATTTCGTAAGCATCATTTCCAATGTATTGGATTTTCATCATTTTCCTTTATTCTATAATTAAAAAATCTTGAACTCCATTTAAATCGGAGCTTTCTATAATGGCTTTCTGGTCTTTAAGATGAGATTGTGTAAAATAATCATAGCTACGATTTTTATTACCTTGTATGATAGTTATGATTTTTATGTATTTGTATTCTAATGGAGAGATAACCATCAAATCAAATTTACCTTTATGATTTTTATAAGCAACCATGGTTTTGTTTTTTGGATTATAAGCTGGTTTTAAAAATAATTTTTCAAAAATTTTCAGCACATCTTCATCAGTCAATCCATAATCTCTAGGTAATCCTTCACCATCTCTAATTTCATGAGCGTGGATGGATTTAAATATAGTGATACCATTTACTACACCCACCCGATAACTTTCTAAAGAATCTTTAGTGTCATTGATATCTTTATCATGAATGTCTTTAGTTAAATCATCTCTTTTATCAACTCCAGATTTTCGATAATCTTCGGCGTTCCCTATCTTTAGGATTTCTTCCAAAATCATATACTCTTCAAATGTTTTCATATTAACCTCGCATCTTAATAGATACTCTATTCAATTCATCACTTTTTAAATTTCTTAAAGAAAATGGTAAATATTCTTTGTTTTTAGTATATACTCTTATTTCAAATGATTTATTTTTGCTAAGTTTTGTATATGATTTAATAGCATTTTCTGATAAACTAACATCTGATAAAATCTCAGTTATATGAGTTAACTTGAAAATGTAAGTGAACATTATTAGATAAAATCCTCCAGAAAGTTTGGAGTCCGTGTAAACAATTCTAGGTATTTCCCCATCCGTTCGCAACTCAATATATCCAAGATATTCTTCTCTTTCTGAAATTAAAAAGTAAATATCATCATAAAGATATAACTTCATATGATCTGGCAATTTATCTGATAAAAGTTTCGTATTTTTATAATTTTTGCTTTTTAAATAATTCCATTTACCTTCATAAGAATATTCGTTTGTTCCTCTTGCTACTTTTTTTGAGATAACAGCTTCAGGTAGAATAAAATTTTTAAAATTCATGAAATTATCCTTTTAGATTATTTATTCAACAATCATAATTGAACAATCTTCTACAAATTCTTCTTTTGGCAGCCCTTCAAAATCATAGTCTTTATCATTAACAGACATTACACATTCGTCATTTACATATAAGAGAATTTTATAATTATCCATTATAAAAACGTACTTGGTATTATACTCATTTATTTGACCTTTGACACAATACCATTCATTATCTTTTAAGTTTTTTCTACATTCAAGCATCACTACATCCATATCATTAAAAGATATATATTGTTTCAACGCTTTTCGTGCTTCAGTTGGGATATAAATCATATTTAATTCCTTTTGTTATGATATTATATCATAATAATCTTAATTATTCTTTAGACAATAATACTTTTCGTTCAGTGTTATCTTTTTTACCGAACCAAATTTCTAAAGTTTTTGCGGTAAGTTCATCTGGAGAGAATAAAACTTTCTTAGGGTTATCTAACATTTCTTTATATGAGTAATCATCAAGAGCAGATAACCCTTTTTTGTATAATGAATTCCAACCTTTTGAATTACCTGAGTTTACGAAATCTTCAAAATCTGCTTCAGAATACCAATGTTTGATTTCTTTACCTTTTGTAGATACTACAATTGGTGTAAGGACTAAATACATCATGCCTTTTTCAAATAATTGAGGCCAAAATTTATAAAAGAAATTGATAAGCAATGCAGCAATAGAAGTACCATCAGTATCCGCATCTACATAAAAATGAATTTCTCCATATCTTAAATTTTCCCAATCAGGTTCTTCACCCATTTTAAGACCTATCGCCGCCATAATCTTCTGAGCTTCTTCATTAGCAATTACATCTTTCGGTTTCATTTCAGAAACATTTATGAATTTACCACCTAAAGGGAAAGCAGCGAATGTTTGTGCATTTCGGAATTTTCTAACACCGTTTAATGCACTCATACCTTCAAATAATCCTAAGATACATTTTTTACGATCTGTTCCAGTTGCATCAATCAAACCTTCTACTGTTTTAGCTTTTAAAGAAGAATTTAATTTTCTAAGCTCTCTATTTTCATCTGCCTTAGCTTTTTTATCTAACCAGTCAGATATACTTTCTACAATTTCAGATTTAAATACTTTATTTAAAAATGATTGAGTAGGTACATAAGAATATCTTTCGCCTTTTCCGTTAAACTCTTTGGCTTCTGTTATTAAAAATTCTTTAGTTTGACTATCAAATGCAGGATTGATTACACTTGAATTAACAAACAAAAATAAATGATTGCGAATATCTGATGGTTTAATATCAGTTTTGTATTTTTTATTAATAAACTCTCGAATTTTATTAATAATGTTCATACTTACGAACTCAACATGATTTCCGCCTTTGTGAGTCCAAACAGAATTGACAAAGGAGCTATGTAAAAATCCTTCTTCTGAATACCCAACACCAATATCCCATTCATTATCTTTATCGAATATAACGTCAGGATAGAAAAATTTTGAATACTCTTGGAAGTTTTTGATATCTATTTTAACATCATTAAAATATACCTTAAGATTTTCATTACACCCGGCAACATCCAATACACGTTTATAAATCAAACGAGTGTGAATATCATCTAATCCCAATTCACCAGCTTCGTTATACATTTTAAAATAAGAATAATCTGGCGTGTATGAGATTGTGGTTCCGTTCTTAGAACCTTTAGATATTTTAACGGCACTTTTTACATGTAGATTTTTTGTAGATTCTTGATGAAATTTGTTAATGCCATCACATGTAGAAACAGAGAATTTTGTAGAAAAAATGTTAGTTAATTTAGACCCCAATCCATTAGTTCCTGCACCTTTACGCTCTTCATTATCATCATAATTACTTCCAGAACGAAGCTCAAAAAAGATTATTTCTGGAATGTATTGTTGATATTCTTCATGAATTACTACAGGAATCCCCCCGTTATCTGAAACAGTAATATTACCATCTTCTATATTAACTCGGACTGTATTAAGTTTAGTTCCCGGCCGTTTAGATTCATCTACAGCGTTGGTTATTACCTCATCAAACAATTTGACGAATGCCGGAATAAAATTTACTTCTTTGTATTCCATCTCATATGAATCTAACGATTTAGGAACGAATAATGAAGTTTTATGTGGTTTAGTATTACCAACGTAGGTGCCTGGTCTGTGTAGTACATGTTCTATATCTGTTAATTTTTTATACGTTTGTTCTACGGTTTTTTTAGTCATTTATTTCCTTATTGAAATATATTTTATATTATATCATTTATTTGCTTAAATATTTGTTAATTGTGTTATTTGTAGTGTTTCCTAAACCCAAAATAGCTATAGATCTTGGTTGTGGTTCGCTATAATGAATACAAAGAATTATTTTAATTAGTCCGAATATCTTGCGATGTGCTTATAATAAAAGTTGAATTATTGAATAAAACAACAAAATACTTAACCATAATACTATAACAAAAACAAATTTTTTAACTTGTATCTCATAATAACTTAATGCGACCCAAAAGCATTTGTGAGTGGGAGAAAGAATATATCCAGCAAAATCGACTACTAAAAATAACAACATATATTCTAAACCAAAAGCGCTAATTAATAAAGCACTAATCATTGCATATTTTGATGAAGATCCTAATAAAAATGAATATACAAATGATACAATAAGAGCAGATATTAATAATTTTTGATCCACTATATTGAAGCCAGATTCTTTTATTATGTTTCCAATAACTATGGTGCTCATTAATAAAAAAATCAGCTTAAAATTTATGGAGTTTATATGTCGTTTTAAATCTTCAAATGACAATTTTACCATAAATGAATAATATAACAATAAACCCACTGAACTTAATACTAACATTTCTGTGAAGAAGATAATGAGAATAAAGATAAGAATAGGCAAAACATATAAGAAAATATTCTTCCACAGAAATTGTGTTGGAAATTTTATGTTAATATCTTCTTCTTTTATAAACAACCATAGATAAATAGCCAAAAATAAAATGCTCAATAATATAACAGGCCAAACCACGCTTATATAATATGCATAACTTATCCCTAATATACTCATAGGAACTATTACAGTTTTTTCTAAAGGTGACCAAAAATAATAATGATGGGTGCTCAAATATTCTAACACACCTATTTTGTAACTCATTTTCTCTTTAGACAATGAATTTATCATAGAACTACCTAACACTATTCTACCAGGAATAGGCAATATACCAAAAAACATAGACGTCAAAAATACTGCTATTTTTGTATTTTTTATATATTTTCCAAACACTCCTAAAAGATCTATCATAAGCATATTTTCTTTAATTATATTAGTAGTAATCATTATTATCACTAAAAATAATACAAATTCTTGCCCATTATAAAATACAGTAAAATCCATAATCAACCTTTTCATAAATAATTATCAATATTTATGAAAGGAAACACTATGATGGAAACATTAATTGAGTGGACTGAAAAGGATGTAACACGGGCTAGAAAACTTATTCTTTTTTCTGTAGTGTTTACTTTCTTATTAGTATCAGTTGTAGTATTATTAATGATTATTTACAAGATACCTGTAGATGGTTATTTAGGATACTACGGAATTTTTGCAGGATTGGCAGGTACTGCTATTGGTTTTTATACAGGAACTAAAGCAACTTCAGATGATCCTGGTCTAAACAAAGGGGAATAAATGTACACTGTGTTTTCGTTATTTTTTAACAAATACAAAACTGAGATAATTATAGGAAGTATTGTAGTTATTGTTTTAGGATATATAGGTATTTTAAAAATGGAACTAAAATCTACTCAAAATGAATTTAATGAATATAAAGTAAATATTCAAAAAAATAATTTAGAATATTATAAAAAAATAAAAGAGAAAGAAGATGAGTTCAAAGATTACCAACATCAATATGATTTAAAAACAGCTAAAGAAAAAACTACTATTATAGAAAAAGTTAGAACCGAAATCAAAGTCATACGAATAGATGACTCCAATAAAACAATTACTCCATTGGATTCAAATTGTTCAAATCAACTTAAAGGAAAACTGAATGAAAAAAATTCAATTACTCGTAGCATTTAGTCTACCATTTTTATTTACTGGATGTTGCTCATTATTTTGTAATACAGATGTACAATGTCCTCAAGATGATTTATACAGACCTACATTTGACACTAGTGTATTTTCTGAAAAGCCACCTATTACTTATAAGTATTGGGTGCAAGAGTTAGATGATAAACAAACCTTAATCATTCAAAATCCTGATAATTTTTATGAAAATATGGAAGAAGTTAGTGCTTTAAGAAAAGAATATAATTTGTTGCTAAAATCAATTAATGATTTTAATGTTAAAGTAAATGAATTAAACAAAAAAGACAAGTAATGAAATTCAAAGATTTAATCGTAGAAGAAAAAGACTTAAAAACAGAATATCAAGAATATTTTGAAATCTTATAATGTGGATAGCCCAGCAGAGCTAGATGAGGAAGAAATGAGAAAATTCTTTGATGAAGTTTCCTCAGGTTGGGTAAAAGGAAAAGGTGCTAAGTAATTTAGACCCTTTTTGATATGTATTTTCACGTTTTCTAATGACACAATATCTTCACTTGTTAATCATATTCATTTCGCCACGAATTTTTTATTCTTTGGGGAGATGTTAAAAATCTCTTTCTAATATCTACTAATGATTTAACACACAATCCCATTTAACTATTTTCGAGCTGTAAACGTTATTCTTATTTTTTTGACTGATTTAGTTCTATTATAACACGTTTCTTTTTTCAGCTATAATTAATCTCTCTTTTTAAGACCGACTAAATGTTTAGGTTTGTGACACCCTTTTCCATCATAATCTACAACTTGACCATTCGGACAATGTTTTCTAGCACGCAAACGAGCTAAGATTTTTTGTTTCATTTTATATGATGATGATTTTCTTAGTCTAGCTTGCTTCATTCTATCCGAGCTAGATAGGTGATGGGATATTCTTATAGTTCTTGCTTCTAAGATATTATCTCTATTATTTAAAAATTCAGTAAATAACATGTTTCACTCCATAAAGGATTTTATGTATTTATTCCTTTATTCTTAGAGAAAATCCATATCTATATTTAGGAATTCCCATTACAATAGTTGGTTGAGCTGTGTTAGGATTTATCATAGTAATAGGAATAGGAGTTTCACCTTCTTTTGGAGAAGAATGACTCTCTACCATCTTAATAATATTAAGATTATCACTTAACACATAAACATCACCTGAATTAGCTAACCATTCATGTATAGAATATAAAATATCTTCTGTTTTTTCTGATTTAGAGTCAAATTTATAAGTTCTATATTCTGATAAGAGGTTATTTCTTTTAACCTCTTCATAATCTACAAGCGTAATTTTATCAATATCTTTTAAGATATCATTCCAATTTGTTTCCATATTTTATCCTAAACTAAAAGGTGATTTTGATGAACCCGTTCCAAAAAATGATGGAATGTCCTCAGATTTATTACTCATACCCGTATCGACTTTGTGAGATGCTTCATCTCCTTCAAAATCCATAAATTTCATTCTTGGGTAATCTATTCCCACAGTAACAGTATCTAATTTACCAGTATTTCTATTTTTGAGAAATTTTATCAATGCTAAATTTTCCGCTTTTAATTGATCTGTGGTAATAATAGCGAAAAACGTATCTGCAGTTTGAACAATCCCCAATGAATCCGCAATAGATTCCATACCTACATCTGAATTTCCATAAGCAGATCTATTCAATTGGGCTGCGCTAACTATAGGAAGATTATATTTTTTACCGAACCCATGTAGCTCTTCAGCTACATTTTTGTAATAACTATAATTATTCCCAGCTTGAGCTAACGTCGTTCTTGATGATGCCATAAGAGTCAAATAGTCAATGATTATTACATCTGGTTTGAAATCATCTTCATTTTCCAGCTCTACCAAAAGACTTTCTAATCTCAATGTATTCAGGTATCCTGAAGGATACTCTTTTATTTTCAATTTTCCCGCATATTTTCTAATCTCATCTTTTTTACGTTTATATTCTTCAAACGTAAAAGCGTTCATATCATTTGCGCTATGATGAATTAAGTTAGCATCAATACGTCTAGCAATTTCTTCTTCAGACATTTCCAATGTTAGATAAAGAACATTTTTCTTTTTTAACAATTGGGCTGCAGCAATAGAAACAAGGAATACAGATTTACCACCATGAGAAGGGGCTGCAACTATATTTAATGTTTTTGCTCTAAAACCTCCACCCAATAATGTATCTAATGAAGGAACACCCGTAGTTAATCCCTGAAAACCTTGTTGATAATATTCAAACAATCGTAAATCTGCATATTCAGAGGTATAATTCAAACCAGTGTCATAATTGAAATTGATGGAAATAGCTTTTTCTATCAATCCTATGACTGGTTGAAATGCTTCACCTTTATTAATAATGTCAACGGATTTAAGAATAGCTTCAGATAACTCTACTTTTTGGATATATTTTTCTGTTTCTGCTAGCAAAAATGTTTTATTTTTTTGGGGTTCTGCAGTCAAAATTTCTTTGAATTTTGATATAACTTGTTCTTTATGATCTTTTTTAATTCTTGGTGATGTCTTTAATCTAATACCAAGTTCTCTTGCGGTTGGTTTGTTGTCATATTCTTGAAACATAGTTTTTAATTCTGTGAAAATTTCTATGTTTTCAAATGAATAAAAATGTTTTTTGTCTAAATACCCAAATACTTTTCCGAAATAATCACTATCCATGATTAAGTTTTGAAGTATTAATTCTTCCATTTTATTCCTTTAAGTAATTTTATCTAAAAGCCTTGATAAATCTTGGACATGCATAATCAATTTATCTATAGAAGTTCCTGGTTCTAATGTTAGACCAAATGCATGATGATGTCCTCCTATAGAAATTATTCCAGTCATATCTTTGTTGTTTATAATATAATTTTTAACGGTTTCTGCTTGTTCGCTTGTAATTTTATCAGAGATTCTTACACTTATTCTAGAATAAGTGGATGCTATAACGTAATAGTTGAAATTTGGAAAATCTAAAGTAATCCAAGATTTGAACTCATCTGCAAAAATGAATAGTTTATCATTGTCACTAAAAATCAATTTATCTTTTTTAACTTTGTCAAAATATTTAGTTTTCTCTTTTACTAATTCTACATATCTATCTTTATGTTTTTGTTTCAATTTGAAACTATCTCTCATTTCAAAATAAAACGCTTTAAGTTTGTAATTGAAAAACAGCTCATTGTACACAAATCCAGCTTTGAAAAATTCTGATTCTAATAACCATATATCATATGCGTTTACAGATTCTACATATTTTTCCATGAGTGGATTGTTAAACGGTTTTGAACGATCTAAAAATTTATAAGTTAATTTTGTGGCGCTTGCTTTTGTTGAGTGAATAAATGTGAAATTTTTTAAAGAATCTTTTATTTTTTTAAAAACATTAATTAACTCTTCATCATATGGATGATGATCTATATAGATAAATTTTACATCTGGGTGGTTTTTGATTATGTGAGCCAATTTTATAGCATTTGATTTCTCAAATGCAAGGTCCGTTATAAAAACTCTATCTGGCCGATACTCGGAACAATTATCATCAATATAATCCAAATATTCTGGTATCTTATCATAATTACAATTATATAATTTAGTATTTTTATAAACTTGTTCTAAAACTAATTGACAAGATATACCATCAAGGTCAATATGGGAAAGTGAAATGGTAGAATACATTATTTTTTCTTTAATATTATTTTCCAATATTTATCCTTTATATTTGTTTAAATTTATTTTGTTCGACCACCGACTGTATATTTTTGAATTAGTTTCTGCACTTCTTCATCCGGCATCATTTCTAAATATTTTATTGCTATTTCTTTTCCACATTTATATTCAATACAAGCATATTCAATAGTGTCTTTATCAAATATATTTTCACTTTTTATATATCTAATGAATTTAACTTTGTCTTTTGGGAAGCTAATTCTCACAAACTTGTATTGATATAATTTAGGAATATTATCATGATTGTTTAGTTCATTTGCCCAAAAAACCGCGACTGGATTGTTACTTAAATATCTACAAAACATATAAGGACTCAATGCCTCAATCTCTTCTGGGGTAGCTTCGGGTTTCTTTCGGTCATAACTAGAAGCCATTACATCAAAAATATTGATTTTGGCTTTCTTTTTTACTTCTTCTTGTACTTCATTTTTTGGGGGCTTACTCATTCCCCATTCATCTAAATCTTCCATCAAACCTCCCAAGGGAATCTATACCAAGATTCTCCATCATGATGATTCCATGATAAAAATGGAGAATCTTTTCCAAACATAGTTATTGGAAGACATTCAGAACCTGAGCAAATTTTTATGAATTCAATACATCTATTCATTGTTTCACCGGTATCATAAATATCATCCAATATTACCGCTAATGAATTTGGTTGTAGGTAAGAAGTCAAAAACTTTGGATAATCATCATTTCCATCATATTTTTGAAATTTTATGATGCTCAATGGTACATTGAGTAGATTGCTCAAATGAGCTCCCATACCTAAAGACCCTCTATAAATGGAAACTATTTGAATATCAGGATATTCTTCTTTGTAATTATTGATTTTTTCTACACAAAACTTAATAAAATTTTTGTATTCTTCATCAGTAACATCGTAATATTTTTGCATTTATTTCCTTTATTATATCATAAAGATCCTTAAGATCTAATTTGTTTTCGCAATTCCGGATCTGCAAATTTACCGCCGTAATATTCTGAAGTAAAAGACCCATCATTTGATTTAGCACCTCTCATACTCTCACATCCATGAACCATATTGAATAACCCAACATAAACGGAATCAGTTTGTGAAGCTTCTGAAACTGCCTCATATAATTTTTTAGTTAAATCTTCTTGTAAAAAGAAACGTTGACTCACCCAATCAGCCAATCTTTGTAGTTTGGAAATTCCCAATACAAACTTATCTGGTATGTAACTAATAATTGCATAGCTTTCTTCCCTAGCAATTGTGGTAAATGGAATGAAATGATGAGAACAATTACTTATAATGTCAACTCTTTTTGTGATTGGTATATTGGTGTCATTAGTATTTGGGAATGATGCCAATCTTGGTTTTCTGCTCCAACGACCTCCACCCAATTCTCTATCATCATCTAAATTGGCACCCATCCAAACTTTTGCTATACGTCCAGGAGTGCCAATATTTCCAGATGATAAATCTTCCATTACATTATCATCAGACATGTCAATTTTCATAGCTTTAAATGCTTCGGTTAGATGATATTGAGTTACCAATCTAGCAATTAAATGAACATCATCTGGAACATTTTGATTTGTTTCCCATACATTTTCATTTGCTTTGAATGGACGCAAATCCATGTATTCTGCTAAAGCTTCCGCAAAAGATTCTTCGTTATATTTCATAACATATCTAGGTTTGATAAATTCTATTACTTTTTTATTCATTTTACTCCCATTCATCCCATTCATGTTTCGGAATTTCTCCGGTCATCAAATGTTCAATTTCTTTTAAAGTATTAACATAATTGATTTTTCTAGGTCTCAAATGTTTTAAAACTTTTCTAATTTCTTTTTCTTTAGAGATGTAATCTTCATAAGATTTCAATTCACTAATCAATGAGCCTGCAATTTTTCTATATTTGTTTTTTGTTGAAGCATCATATAAATTACCGTTAACTATTTTATCCATTAATTTCAAATAAGTGCTAGATTCTAAAATAAATGTGTTAAATGAATAAAAATTAGCTACTTTCAAGTAACCTTCTTTATCTGCTCCAAAATCTGCAGATAATCGTTTTCCTGTTGAATTATATGGAGTCATTTGTTCTAACATTTCATCATAAGAATTAATTCCTACAATTTTCAAATATTCTGCTAACTCTTCATACATATGAGTGGTGTGTTTCAAAATAAGTTTATTCATTTTGTATCCACCCACAGTGTGTACAGTTATCCCACCGTTATCTTTTAACTCTGACCATTTTCCCCATGTACTTGCTGAAGCATGCGTTGTAGCATCAAAACTAAAAGTAAATGGAAAATCGTAATAATCTTTATTTGCTAGAATCAAGAATGGAAAAATTCTTTCCAATGTACCTGTACCCAAAATATGAATTTGTTTCAAATGATCTTTAGGAACTGCAGTTAAATCTCTTTGTATTCTAAGATATACATCGACCAAATCATCGAATGATTGAAACCCAGTTCCCCCTAATGAAATTCCATGGATATACTTATAATATTTCTCAGGTATTAATGAATACACTCCACGAGCATAATTATTATAATCTTCAATGGTGTGACCTTGTAAAATTACAATGATACGAGCTTTGGTTCCTTGTTTGATAAACTCTTCAATTTGATCTACAATATTTTTAGATGATTTCTCACCTTTAATAAACGCCAATTCTTTTACAAAGTACATATTCTCAATTTTTTTAGGACCAAAATGGAAAGATTTGTTTTTTTCTTCATTTACTTTTATATTTGGCATTTCATCAAATGACATTGCTAGGTCTGCATATTTTCCTTGACATTCAAAAATACCAGGTTTTTCTTTTTCTAAATCCAAACCACGAGTCATAACTTGTAATCCACCAGAGTCTGCATGAACTTCCATATCAAACCCATGTTGTCTTAGAATATCAATCATATAAGCGTTCTTTTGTTCGTATTGTGCGTTAAACATGACTGACATATGAATGCCAACTTTGTTGAATTGGTCTCTTAAATAATGCATTACTGCTACAATATAATCAATGTACTCATCTTTTCCGTTCTCTAAAGCGTAACGGATGATAGCTTCAGCACCAGAATATCCTAAGAATCCGCTGGCACAGTAATCTATCTTAATTTGATTTTCTTTTTTCTTCTTAGCCATTAAACACCTTTTTTATTATCCCAGATGGCTATATGCATACGATCTGAATACATAAATCCATTGGCTACACACAATTCGGCGGTAACCCCTCTGTTTTTATGAACTTCAATCATTGTATCACCCAATGGCATCAAAAATACATCTAAATAATTAGGAACACTTTCCAAAATATTCATGATTTCTTTCATGTCTTGGTTTTTAGTTTCAGCATTGATAACAAATTTGAAATAGCTATCTTTTGTGTTTTCTGCAATATTGGAAATATTGTCAATATTGATTCTTTTACTTTCTGGCTCTCCAGAATTTGATAATTTTACGCTCATACTAAACATAATTTCAGATTGATAATCTTTAGTGAATTCAATATCTAATGAGGCATTAGTTTCAATGGTTACTTTATGTCCTCTAGAAATGTAATGGATTAATAAATTTTGAAATTCTTGATTCTTCCAAAACATTGTAGGTTCACCACCAGTAATTACGACATCATATTTGTGATATTTAGATGATGAAGGAATACTATCATTTGCTTGAGATATAATCTCTTTATATGAATCTTTATTATCCCATTGTTTTTTGAATGCAGGGTCTACTCCCATCCAAGTGTCACAACCAAATTTTTCTACTCCATCTGGAGTAGTGTATTTAACACCAAATCCAGGGCATCTAAAATTACATCCACCAAATCTTATGAATAATGAATTGTAACCGGCTCTTCGACCTTCTCCTTGAATACTGTAGAACGTTTCTACTAATGGTAACATTTAACCCCTTTTATTAAGAATATCTTTCAATTCCTGATGTTCTTTTATACGTTTTCTTGTGAATCTTGTATAATCATTATTTTCAATAGCTTTAGTTATTTCGGCATCTACTTCTTTAGCATATGAAGAATTCAACGGATCTTGTTTATATCCAGGTTCATCTACGCCATTTAGCAAAAATGCAACTTTTCGTTTATAACAAGTCAAGCATTTTCCACATTTAGTTTCTTCACCATCATAACAAGATGTCGTTTCAAATAAATCTTCTTTAGATAATCCATTGGCTAAAGCCCATTTAATTGTCTCTGCCTTTGACATATGAGCAAACGGTGAAGTTATTGTAGTTCTTTCTTGAAAGAACTCATTAGTAAAACTCAACAATTCAGTAGTATCTGCAAAGAATCTATAACTTTTATCATGTTCTTTACCATTTTGTTCACCATCTAAAGCATTAATCCAAACGATTGGGTTAAACATAGCTCCAATCGTAGCTAACATTACATTGCGGCTAGGAATAATTTGATTGTTTAATTTGTTTTGAATGAGATTGTATAATGTAGTCATATCCAAATAATCAATAGAAATTCCAAATTTTTCAGATAAACGGTTCATGGAATCTAATTCTTTGTGAGCATATGGGTGACCTAAATTAACATAAATTGCTTGGGGATTAAACCCAATTTTTTTAGCGTAATGCCAAGCAATAAACGAATCCAAACCACCTGAATACATAATGGTTAAATCAGTCATTATTTCTCCAAACTAAAAGAATCATACTGCTTGATTCCGTAAGCCCACAATTCAGGTGCTCCTGGGCGCAATTCTTTTTTAACAACTTCTACATTATATCCAAAACGTTGTAGTGTAGTTCGTAAAAACCCTTCTGTTACTACAGAAAAATGTGTAGTTGAGCTTGTGATTGCGAAACCGAATGGGTCTACACCGTCTGGAACTGCTACGAAAATAGCTCCGCCTTTATTTTGTAATGCGGATGTTTGTTGCATCAATGCATAAATGTTTTCTGCATGTTCCATAGAGTGATTCATAAACACTGCATCAAATTTCTTATCTTTGAATACATCTTCAGCCATTGTGTACCAATCGGACACAACTACATCTTGATATTCTCCTGGGTTTACATACAAATCAATACCTTTAACTTCTTCAAAAGTATCTCGAAATTGATTAATACAAAAATCATCACCACAACCAATATCTAATAATGATCTAAAATTAGGAAAATCAGGTACGTTTGTTAAAAAATGTTTAAAAGTATTGACACTTTTAGTTTGATAATCTTGCAATTTTTTAGAAATTTCTAAATCCTCGTAGTCATGTCTGATAATACAATCAATGCCCCAAAATTTACGTCTTACTGTTTTAGCCATTGTCTTCCTTTTATTCTTATTGTATATTATAACAAAATTATCATTAAATCTTGTTTAATTTGTAAATTTATTTATCTTTTCTAAATATCAAGTTTAAGTTTTTCTTTTATTTCAATCATCTCATCAATAGTAAAAAATAACTCATTATAAAGACTTTCATAATCCACGTCTTTCAAAACTTTAAATCTTTTCTTTAAAGCATTGAAATTTTTCTTATTGCTTATTCCCCAAGGTAAAGCATATGGTTTATTGTTTTTATCCATATACAACATACCATCAGAATAATTTAGCCTATGTATTTTTTTATGAGTATCATCTGAAAGAACTACACATTTCAACAATTCCAAAAGAATGGATTTACTATTCTTTATCAACTGACTTCTTAAATAAGAACTAGGTTCAACATCTTCTTTATGAACGCTAGCATTGTCAAAAACTTTAATATGATGGATGTAAAAAGAAGATTCCTCAGAATTAATTAACGTTTCTACTACTGAGTTAAAAAATAACTCAGGAACTACATTTATAGGCATTTTTGTTACCATATCTATGATAGGGGTAAATTCGTTACCGTACATTAAGAATTTAAAATCTCTCATATTTTCGGTTTTAACAGAATGTAATCTATACTTAGTCCAAAATGAAGAAACATTTTCTAGTAACTCTTTTAGCTCATCACTCATTACATTTTGATAAACTAGTTTTTTATCATACCAATTAGGTGACCTAGCTATGTTATAAGTTCCAGTTTTTTTCTTATATTTTACATAAGAATCATTCACATTTCTTAAAGGTCCAGTATTATTTGTATAGTCAAACAGAATGTCTATTTTTAAATGTTTAAAAGATCCATCTTTTATTGAATCCGTTAATTGTTGTTTGGTATAATTAAGCGAGATGAAATTTTCTACATCTAGTTCATGAATATACCAATTCCCAGAATCATTTGATTCCCCAGCGAACCTAAACTCAATATATGTTCCAGATTTGGATTTAGTAAATTTTTTGTTAGTTCCTGGAAGGATATTGTTTGAGTCTATTAAATGAACTCTCTTATAGAATAAAAATATATTATTTCTAAGCTCAAAGTCTGCATGTTTTACAACATCAGCTGAAAAATCTATTTTTCTAGAATTGAGAAGTAATTTATCTAAAAAGGTTTTCCGTACACTAAATGAAACTGAATTAACTAAAGATGCGGTATTTTTAGAATTAAGATTTAGTGATTTGATTTGATATAAAATACTCTCAGATGCTATCTGAGATAATTGAGAAGAAAAAGAATTTGTATTTAAAACTAACAAAGTGGTCCTTTATTGCATAACTAAATATTTTGCGGCATCTTCCCAATTTTCAGGAATATTAGCTCTAACTTTTGTGACATCTAATAATGTTCGCATATTCAAATCTTTAACGATTTGTTGATTTTCTTCAAGAAAATTCAATGCATCTTCTTTGATGCTGATGCTGTACTCTGTTAAAATATCTGGTAAAATTGTCCACATACGTTCTATAGCTTCGCTTTTTGTCATAGATAAATCTACATTCAATGAACGGCTCAAAATTGCTTGGTTGATTTTAGAACGTTCCATGTTGCTAATGAAAATAACTTGTCCTTTAAATTCAAAACATGATGGCAAATCATCATCTCCTCCAAAACCTTCGGAATTCCAATGAATTATACGCTTCTCGTAACTATCTAAAGCACCTTTTAAAATATTCAATGAAACTTTATCTTGAAGAACGCTATCACAATCATCAAAAATAACAATTTTTCCGTTATTTTCAAATAATGTACGGTACATTGCTTTCGCTGTAGAATAACCTTTGATTATAGTGTAATCAATATCTTCTTCTAAACCTTTTTTATCTAGCATTTTTTGCAACGTAAATGATTTACCCAATCCGCCTTTTCCGGATACTACAATTGAGTTATTAACTCCATCCATAACCATTCCTAGAAAGTTTTCATAAAATCCAAATCGGGCATTGATACTAAAATGGGGTTTATCAATCATAGGCACATATGATGATTCTGGTGTTGTTGATAATAATGAAATGTCTAAATTTTTTGCTGATGTTACTGCATTTGAACGAGTGCTACGTGAAAAAACAACTTCACCGTCAACAATAACTTCAAAACGACCATCGTTTTCTACTAAAATACCTTGTTTCATTTATTATCCTTCATTCTTTTGATACAATTATTATATCAGAACAACCTTAGAATAAATTTAAATTAATAGGTCTATATGCTTCATCTATAAGGGGCATTTCCATGAAATAAAAAGAATTTCTAGTGGTAAATATATTCATAGATTCTTGAATATGAACATAATCCTGATCTTTCTTTTCTTTCTCAGCTAATTTCAGAGCCAAGTATATATATCTAGCAATTATTAAGCTTTCCGTTATATTCTTAGTATGTGTCATAGCCATAGATCTGCATCTATCTGTTATAAAAGACATTCTGGATCCTTTTTGTAATTATAATGTAATTGATTTTTAAGAATATCATTAAATTTAATATCTTTAGATTTGTTCTCTTGAGTTCTTGCATAAGAAACACATGAAAAATACTCTTTGAAAAATTTTGGTATTCCCCAGTTTGATGGGTGGTAACAATTTCCTAATATGTCCACTATCATTCCGCTATGTGAATTCTTTTATTAAAAATTCATTAGCTAAAACAATATATCCTTTATCAGGAGTTCCTCATAAATTATGTCCTTGGAGCATGAATAATCTATCCATACTCTCTGAAGATATTAATGGTTTATGGTTATAATACAATTTTAATTACATCCGCTTCATCATATTGAGGATAAGTGAAACTTTTAGCCATATTAAAGAACACATATTCTGGAATAAATTTTCCTTCAGTTTCTTTACATACTGAATTTCGTCTTAAACATTCATTATATTCCGTAGCAAATACTAAAATAGTTTTATGTCCTTGAAAAGGAGACAACCAACGTTTTCTAGATTTTTTTGACATATTAGTCATATCTACAATAATGTCTGAATTTTCTCTAATCGCATTCAAGTATTTTGTATCCAAAATTTTATCTACTTCTTTTTGATCTTCATCCGTTAATGCACGAAAACATTCTGAATATGTTTCTTTCCCGTATTTTGATTTAGCTAATTTCATAACTTCATCATCTCGACAAATTAACACCTCTGAAGTTTTGTTTTTGGCAATCCATGTTGACTTGCCAGATCGAGGCAATCCAACTAAAACCGTAATTTTGTTAGTTTTCTTAGGGGCAACATCCGTGTTAACTAACTCATTAAATGAGTTATAGAAATTTTCATCAAAAATTTCTTCAAAGGTATCGCGAACATCTGCTAAATCTAAACAAAATCGGCCCATAGAATCAGATATAACTTGTTGTTTGATTAGCTCCAAAAAGTGTTGATCTTTCTTGAATTTTTTCTGAAAATCCGAAGAAAATTTACCATCTTTGTAATTATCAAAAATAACAGAATGTAATGATATTAATTTTAGAACTGTTTCAATTTTTTTAGGATCTTTAGTCAATTTTTTAACAACTTCGATAGCGTACCAAAATGATACACCTTCATGGTTTTTAAAATATACTTTTTGTTTTTCGTCATTGATTTCTGAAACGTAAGGCTTTCCAAGATCATGAAGTAATGCACTCATAAGAATAACATCAGAATATTTCATAAGCTTAGCAGTATTTAATACCATACATGTGTGAGTCCAGATATCCCCTTCTCCGTGAAATGGATTAAGCTCAGTTTCATTATAATGATGGTTGCTCTCTTTCATAGCTTTTACATGATGGGGATAGTTTAATTGAAACCATGTAATTAATTCATTTGAGTCTTTTAGATTCATAAATTTTCCTTCTTATTATATGATAATTATATCATAAAAACCTTTATATAAGATTAAGAAACTAAAGAATAAATTCCAAAACCGACCAAAGCAATTAAAGAAACTGCAAAAGCAACCCCTAAATATAAGTACAATTTTCCCATAAACAAAACGAATTTGTATTGAGATTTGACTTCATTTGTCACGCTTTGAGTTATTTCCTCAGCTTTAGATTCAGCTTTAGCTTTTACATAATCTGCAATTTTTCTTTTTAACATTTTTATACCTCTAAATATTTTTTAGCCAATTGTTTGATTTCAAAACAAGTCACATTTTCTGGAAGCTCATGAGTATCCATAATACAAGAAGTTATGTTTTCTAACACTTTCTTAGTTATCTCTCCCGGTTCAAACACACAATGAGAATGTTTATTAGCAAAAACATGAATTTCATTCAAGATGATAGAAGCATGAGTGTTGTTTATTGCGTCTTCTTTTATGATATGGTAAATCATTTTAATCTTCATCCTTAGATTCAAATTGTGCATTGATTCCCAATGATTTTAGGTATTCTTTAGCAATACCTAATTTATTTGTTTTTGATTTAACATAATTGATTACTTCTTTTTCAATTGCTTCATCTGAGGGATCTTGATAAGCTCTCATCAATAAACCAAAATATTCTGATGGTTTACATGCAATTGCAAAATCTTTTCTTTCAGGATATAAGGTTTTCATATCAATATACATTTCCTTGATTTTTTCAGAAAGTTCGTTAACATGGTCAACTATTCCGTCTGAAATTGTTTCAACGAAGAAACGCAACTCAAGTGCATCCATAGGAATTTCTGCTAAAACATCATCAATTTCTTCATCTAAAGTCATACGAATAACTTCATCTTCTCTAGTGACTGCATCTGTCATTAAATGATGTAATTTCATATATTCTTCAGTTTTGATTTTTATCATCATACCACATTCTGTAGTAACGACCCATCCTTCAATACCTTTAATAGTTTCACGAAGTTCTATCATTTTTTCAAATGTGTAATCATTGTTATTATAACTATCGGCAGTCAACACTTTAAATTTAGTAAACAAATACTCTCTGTAACGTTCATTTAATGTTATATAAGAACCATCTCGATTATCTCTGACTTGAATTATTTTTAGCTCTGTTTTGCTATATCGCAAAACTATTTGATTCATAGGTCCAGTAAGTTCAAAAAATGGCTGAACATCATAAGCTAAGAACTCATCAACTAATGCTTTTATACCAGAATCTTTTTCATAAAATTCTTGAGCTATCAATGCTTGTTCAGACTGAAATGAAAATTTTGTTTTAGCGAAAACTTTCCCATTAATTTTAACGAATGTTATCATAGATCCATCACGTTTGTCTGCAACGCTAGATATTTTTTTATCTTTTACATCTGTATATTGATAGCCAGGAACCTGATTTAAGTTGAAGAATTTGTGAAGCATTAGATACCGTTTAAAAGAACCATCATCTTGTTCCACAAAAGTTAAACCACGAAGCTCTTCGGCGGTTACTGTTATGTTATCTTCAGGTTGATTCAATGGATTAATAAAATCATTATGTTTGGCTAAAAAATAATTGAACTGATATACTTTTTTGCCCTCAATATTTTCTACTTTAAATTTAAAAGATATATTATTTTCACAAATTGTTAAACATTGTTCTAGCGTTGGTAACATTTTTCTTTCCTTTTTATACAATTTATACAGAATAACCTTAAAATTTTTTAGATTTTAGGATTATATCCATTTTCTTCACAAAATTTCATCATGTTCAAAACTTCTGGAATAACACTAGAATTAATTTTAGTCAATAGTAAATACTTATCAAACTCTGGATCTACTTCTGAAACGTCTTCTAAAACAATTTCTTTCTTCAAAAATTTGGAAACATATTCAGAAAATCTATAATCATTGAATTTATGATTATTATCTCTCATTTCTTTAATTAGCTTCAATTTTTTAGAAATACTGAGACCTTCGACATATTCGGGGCTCAAATCAGCTACCGGATGATTTGGCAATTTATAACGTTTTTGATTTTTAAAATATTCTGAGATGTAATCAAATAAATTTCTAAGAGTTGTTGTTTTTTCCTGAGCTTTATTCAATCCGTATATTTTAGAACCTTTAGGAATAATATTTTTGTCTTTTAAATATTCCATAGCTTTAATTAAATATTCAACACCTACTTGTTTTTCATTAAAAACAACATCATATCTAACAATAGGAACATAAAAATCTTCTTCTGTAGCTCTATCTGTTTGAGAATCATTCCAACAAGCAGATTTCTTATAAGTATAAGTTGATAACACTTTACATTCATTTACTTCTTTTTTGATAGAAGTGGTAGATTTATTTTGTTTGTAAGATAATGAACTAATTTCAATTACTTTCAGATTCTTATTATCTAATTTTTTCTGAATATCTTCGATGCTCAAATCTGTATATAAAACATATGCTGAACAATGTTTATCTAACACAAATTGTCTAACTTTATAATCATGTCCTTTGTGTTCTGTTGATTTTACTCGAATAAATCTAGCATTTTCTCTTACTCTTACATAATATCCGATATAATCTTTACTTTCCATATTCTTTACACTTACGGAAGTTTTATTCCAGAACTTCTTAATTTCTATATCAGTTCTGACATATTGATTACTAACATCCCATTTACATGATGAAAAGTCTGCATTAGATTTCAGAAACCCGCCGTCATCTAAATCATACTTTTTATTAATAGCTTCCCATCTAGTTTCTGATTCGTTGATGTCTTTGATGATGTTTGTCTCAATATCATTGATAACGCTTTGAGCTTTTTTAACTATAGCGTTAATTGTATTTTCATCATAACTCAACGCTTCTCTAGAAGGAGCAATGTCAACTGAACCAATTGGCATTTCAAATGCATACCCACGACTTGCTAACTTGCTACAGTTGATGAATTTTGATGGCAAAATATTGATAGAACGTACTAAATTGGAATCTAAAGGATATGCAATCTGTCCTTGAACAACATAAGATGAATTGAATCCAGGGCTATAATACCAACCGTCCCCGGACAATTTTATTTCAAAATTGTTAAAGGAAAAGTTGTTATAACCTTCTACAATAGGTTTAGTTTTGAAAAAATGAAGCTGTTTTTTTAGTTCATAAGGAAATGAGCTGATAAGATTGTTTTTTATTGCAATCTGTAATTCCAAACCATTTTCTTCTTCTGTATCTTCGGATCCAAATAATGAAATACTTGGAATAAAATTTTTATCGGTAAAAACTGAATATACTGATTTTACTCCATTAAAGTAACTTATTACGAAGAAACTATCTGTTATTGCGAAGGGAGATTTTGAACCTAAACCCAAACAGCCGACCATATCATTAGATTGAGTTTTTGTGCTTTCAAAAAATGTGCTATATAATCCAATAACATCATCGTGAGCCAATCCGGTTCCATAATCACGAATGCTAAATTCTGGATCTAAAATAGATGGAATTTTTATTTTAAAAGGGCGTTCAGGACAACCAGCCATCACATGAGAATCATAAGCATTAGTACTTAATTCTCTAATTACCGCCCCAACTGGATTTGAATAAAGATTTTGACTCAAAATCTTAAAAGCTTTTGCTGATGTTTTGATAGTAAACTCGGACGTTTCACCTAATCCTTTTACAATAACATCATTTTCTTTTTCTTGCATAATCATAAGCTATCCTTCTTTTTTGTAATATTATATCATTTTATTCTTAGTATAAAATTAAGAAACAAACGTAGGCTCAATGAGCCTACTAATCTTTTTTAAATAGTTCTAAGAATGTGTTCATATAACTAGATTTTGATTCAACTGTCGATGATTTTGAAATATTTTCTCCTAGTTTAGTAACTTCAGAAGTTATAACTTCTTTTATGTCTTCTTTAGACACATTCAATTCATCTATAATTTCATCATCTTTGTCTAAATCAAAATCATCATCAAACTCATCTTCATAATCACAATAACTATCAACACAATAAGTATCTCGCAATGAGTCAACAATATCCGATTCCAATTCACCTACAACTTTGTATTCACATACTCGCATTTTAGTGTTATTATAATCTTTAGGGATTGCAACTACATCTTTTGGGTTAACTTCACATATTACAATTCTATCAAAAGAACCGCTTCCGAAATGTTTTAAATAATCAAAACTACAAACGTGTAGTCCATGAGAACAAGTATTATCGGGATTTTCATCTACAGCATATCTAGGCATTTTAACAACTGCTCCTGGAGAATTATCAAATTTTCCAGAATGGATATCTTTATAATCTTGTCTTACTTTTTTGTAAACTAAAAAGTTTCCGTTTGGTGATAATGGAATTCCGCCAAACTCTAAGAATTCATACAACGAATTTACTGCACGATATGATGGGTTTTCAAATAACTTATCAATGAAATTAGCCAAAGGTTTTAGATTCATTGATTCATTCATCATAGATATGATTCTTTGGCTCATAAAGTCATTCAAGGTATAATCTTTGTAAATGATTACATTAGAATCAAGTTTAAACAACTCTTCGCTTTGAGCTTGTAGTTTTTCTTTTACAGCTGTAATCATATCTACTAACTCTAACAAATTTTCATAATCTTCTTTATTCAATTTGTCAACAATGGCTTTATAATTCACATGAGTGTTTTCCACGGATTTCATTTTTCCATCAATCATTAGACTTATTGTGCCATTTGGCTTCATTATATAACTTACTTGCATATCTTTCCTTATTCTTTGATTAATACTTTTTTATAACAATCACAGCTTTCTATGTAAACTACTTCTTCTACATATGAAGTGTTTCTGTTCTTATCTAAATAAACATTATAAACCGGAATAGGTTTGTAAATGTCATCTTGTTCCCGTCCGACTACATAACCGATAATTCCACCTATAGCCAATGGAACAACCCAAGTTCCATGGTTAACTGTGTGATGATTCATTGCTCCTCGGTAACTTTGAGCTCCGTGATAATAAAAACCATCAGCAAATGAAATTGTTCCAATCAATAGTAATGTAAATAACTTCATGATGAACTCCTTATGTATAATTATATCAAAAGAAATATTAATTATATATTAGGAATAGCTTTTAATACACAATATTTAATTTCACTTGACAAAATTTTTGTACCTACTTTGCTCAAAACGCTAGGACCTTTAGGGAAATTGGTAATTATATTATCTTCTACTTTAAGCTCTGCTCCATATACATAACCTAGATTTGAATTTCTAGAATATCTATCTTCGATACACATTATCTGCCGGGGAGTTTCGTTTACAATACAAGTATTGGTTACGCTTGTGGTGGCTTCTGGAACTATAACATAATTATCAGCTTTAATAGGAGATGTTCCTAGATGGAAATAAACAGGAGAATTTGGCGTATATCTACCCCATATTTGAGACTTAGTCAATACTTTGGTTTCCCAATTTTCAATATTCAATGTTCCGGGGCCAATCTCCTTTACCAGTCTCTGATTCAATCGTGATGTATATAAATTAGATCTAAATAAACCATCTTGTTGATAGTTAGAAATGCAAAAATAATCATAACCTGGTTTGTTTATTTTTACAATATCACCTTTAATAGTTCCGGTCATATAATAACGTTTTCCTAAGAAAAGCAAATGACTCCCACAAACAGTTTGATAGATATACCCCTCTTTAAGGTCTTTTTTATCAATCTCTGATTCTACACGTTTATCAAATTTCTCTTTCCAGATATTAAACATTTCTTCAGTATATAGGCTTCGATCATTTCCAATAATGAATTTACCAACTAGTTTGTTCCCAATCATAGTTAGGTTTTGTTCTTTCATAAACTGAAAAAATCTCTTTATACTAATATCAGCAATGCTTACACCTTCTTCATTGCTTAAAATACATGTTTCATTTTTATTATAACTTTGTGCAGTTATAGACCAAGTTTCTGAAAATGTAGGTTTAATCTTGGTTTTCATAGAAGTGAACTCTTTGAATAGTCGAGGATTGTAATCACAATAACTCATAGTCTTTCCTTTTTAATATTAATGTTTGTTTAAATAATCAGCTTTAAAATTACAAGTTACGGAATCGTAAGTATTAAAAAAGTTTCTATTCCAAAGATTTTTGCTAGCTCTGAAATTATATGTTTCTTCAATTACTTTCCAATCATCATCTGTGTATTCACTAAACAAATCTTCGTTTGAAATATCCAAAGAGCTTAAGCTCTTTGGACTTTTTGTCACATAACAAGAATGTGTATAAGTTGAATATGAAATTTTTTTTGAGAATCTGTCTATAGATCCATATGCTTTTACTAATCCTGGAAAAGTTTTGGATTCAATAAATTTAATTCCGCTACCTGTCCATTCAGTACATTCTGCTACAGTTAATCGTTGTACAGGCGAACCTTCCATAGATATGTAACAATATTTAATTACAGTGTCTGCACCCTCATCAACACTTACGGTTCCAATATAAAGAAGTTTCTTTCCAGTTTTGCTTTCAGCATAAACATGACCTGGTAGTTGATCTTTAGAAGAAACTTTAACAGATTTCAGCTTTTCCTGAGTTTTCTTTAGTTCTAACTCTTTTTGATTTAATTCCAGAATAATGTTATCGTATTCTTCTCTAGTTACAATATTTCTATCATTGGTCATTATGAACTGTTCTAGAAGCTCACCTTTTTCAATGGTAATTTCACCAGCTATTTCTAAAAATCTACTTAAGCTTAATTCAAAAGATTTACCTATCAATGGATGCTCAATGAGTAAGTTGTCTGCGTTAGCTGCGTTTCTAGACCATCGCCCATTTACACCAGCTAACTTAAATCCATATGAGAATTGATTTTCAACAATCAATGGATCGCTTGCATTTTTAGACCAATTAGTCCAAGAAGTTTCTGAATTTAGAACTTTTTTATTACCCTTCATCTGGTAATAAGTAACATAACATAATTCTCCAGATATACCAACTACCATTTTTTCAGGAGCAACTCTATCATCAATTTTCATCTTTAATGTTTTTTCATCAATCATTCTCTTCCTTTAAAGTAATCTTAGTTTTCCTGTTATTTTATCAACATCCTCAGCCCAGCAAGGTCCTATACCAACACAAGTATAAGTAGGTTCATTAAAAACCGTAAATCCTGCATCTTTAATTAAAGAGCAAGGTAATTTAGCCTCTTTAGCTTTGTTAAAAATATCTAAGAGTTTTTGTTCTGATTTTACATAAACTACAATTTTGCGAAATCTTCCATCAATCCAATCTTTCCAAGCATCTCCTGGTATTAAATCTATAAAAAGTCTTTGTTTTGTATCTGTGGGGGTTACTAAATCGTGAGAGAATCCTCTCAATTTTTCAATGAGAGGGGCCATGGAAGCATGAGAAACTTGAGCAGCTAACTTTCCTTCGGGCATATTTAAATCTTTTCTAACAACAATGACTTGTTTAGAAATCATCTCTTTCCTTTAGATATATTTTATCGGGGGTGTATTCGATGTAGGAATTGAATATTTCCTAACCCTTTTAGATGACAATTCATTTTTAGCTTTTGATAATTTTATCATTTTAGCTTTTTTTATAGAAATATCTTTTTTCCAAACAATTTGATTAATTTCCGCAATGTTTGGTTTAGTAGTCACTTGAAACATTATAGCTGAATGAGTGCTGTCTGTTGCTTTTAAAATATCCAAAGGCAAGGAGTTTGACCATATCCCAAATGATGTACTTAAAGCAAATGTTTCTCCGATTCCTAATTTTGATTTTGATGCGAATAGCTTCTTTGATTTTAATATCAATTCGGCATTTTCTTTAGTGGTTATATGTATAAACCACTCATCTTTTAGAGGAATTTCCACATATTTAGACATATGTTATTCCTTATAGTTTTATTTTCCAGATATCATTAGATCCATCATATTTCATAATTTGCAAGTCAACTTCAGTTGCACCCATTTCTTTTAGTTTTTGCAAAATCTCATGATTTTGAGCTTGTACTCTACGATGCGTATCGCCGTCATCTATATAAGCAGCGTATCTATCAAATCCTTTTAATAAATCGTAAGCTTCAGGTGAATTTACACCTTTAATAACATCTTTAGCCGTTTCGTTAATGTTAACCATAGTGCTGAATTTCATAATATTCTCCAGTGTTCTTTATTATTATTTATCAAGAGTATAAGATCCAATGATATATTT